ATGTTCGAACAACGCGTAAATTCTGACGTACTGACCGTTTCTACCGTTAACTCTCAGGACCAGGTTACCCAAAAACCCCTGCGTGACTCCGTGAAACAGGCACTGAAGAACTATTTTGCTCAACTGAATGGTCAAGATGTTAACGATCTGTATGAGCTGGTATTGGCTGAAGTAGAGCAGCCATTGTTGGACATGGTGATGCAATACACCCGTGGCAACCAAACCCGTGCTGCCCTGATGATGGGTATCAACCGTGGCACGCTGCGCAAGAAGTTGAAAAAATACGGCATGAACTGATACTAGTCAGTTAACTTGTTGTTTATAAAGGCGCTCTTCGGCATGGGAAAGCGCCTTTTTTATCTTATGTGCCCCACTGCGTGCCCCACAGAAATATCTTATCCTTCCGTAACTCCAGCTCTTACAAAAGCCACTGACATCAAATCAGCGGGCGTTGTAATCCATTCATAGAAAATTTCCGCAGCCTAAACCTCTATGCTTCCTCTCAGAAAAATCTCTATATATAAGCAAAACATGGTCGGTTTGGTCGGGTAAGTCGGGTATTGATTATTTTTTATATATTAATTATGTGGTTATGCGAAAAACCGTACCCGACCTTAGTTGGTTTCAGGGTCGGTTTTCGAGGGGTTTAAGTCGGGTATGGGCTTAAGTGGCAGGATTTGAGAATAGGTTGTGGCGGGGGAATGGTGAAATTGTGTTCAAGCGGAAATCGCAGAAGCAAATCAAACTCGGTGATATGCCGAGTTTAAACAACCGCGTACGTTTAACGTACGGACATCGCAACTTATTGCAAGTGTTTAAAAATGCTAATTTGCAGTATGCCTATAATTTGCGCGTCGCTTTTATGCCTGCGCAAACCAACCGGGTACGTAATACGTACTCAGTTCGTAACCTACTGAACCACCTTGATTATCGCAAATCGCGAGAATCAACTAACTCATTGAGCAAGCTTGATTATAACGATTCGTTAGAACTGGATAACTGTGGATCTAAAAGATACGCAGATAGCCAACCCTCTTTTAGAGGGGAGCCACTGAGTGATTCTTATAACCTACCCACTGACAGTAGGCAGCTTCTAAGTGTTCCAAAAACAACCCCTCTCTAAGAGGGTCTGTTCGGAAGACCTGCGCAAAACGCCCCAGATATTATCGGAGTTAACTACGAAATATTCGTAGTTTGAGAGCCACTGTAACCTCACTTGATTGAAGGCAAACTGCAAATATTCAGGTCGGTTATCTAAGTCTGATACTCAATTTTGGAAGATGATCACAATTTTTTGATCAAAAAACATACAATATTACTGTTGCTTTTTCATACATACGATTTCAAAAGGAGATTAGTGATGATAGAAGGGACTCGCGATATTACATTTCAGGGGTCTACTATTAGGACGCTGATTATTGGGAAAACTGTCTTTGTTTCTTTGCGTCAACTCTGTGATGAGTTTGGTCTTATCTATGGCTACCAGTACGATAAGGTTGCCAGGTCGCCAGGAAAGTACGAATCAATTGAGGTTGAAGGCTATTTTAAAAACGAAGAAGAAAGCTCTTTACTCGTACCGATTTCAAACCTTACTTATTGGTTTAATAGCATTCGGATAACAAGGCTCAGTGAAGAGAATAGACTAAAGGCTCTGGCCTTTAAAGAACGTTTAATTCCCACAGTAGAAGAAGCATGGTCAGACAAAGATAAACTTCTGGAAACGGATAATGACCACAGAGCCATTTTACGCTCTGTTATTGATGATATGGTTAAGAAAAACCCTGAAACAGGCTATCCGGATTTTTGGAGACTAATACATGACCGTTTCGATGTAAGCCGTTGCAATCAGTTGACGGTAAATGAAACCAAAGAAGCAACGAGCTATATTAAAATCATCGCAAGTGAACTCGTTTCCCAAAAGAAAACATCTGTATATTCAAAATATGAATTGTCGAACGATGAGCTCCGCTCACTTTGCTGGTTATGGAATATTGCAACAATAATGATTGATAGAATTGCAGAAGTAGAACCATTACTTCGAGCTGCGGAACATTCTTTAAGAGGGGCGTTCTGGTCTATGGCACACGAATACCCGAGAACTGCTAACGAGAGCAAAAAAATCCTGCAACGAATTACATCTCATATAGATACGAATCGAGGCAGAGACTGGAAGGTGCTTGATAAGTTAAGAATGAGCAAGGGGTGATTCGGATATTATGAAAGCTGGAATAGAAGATGATCAGCCATTTCATAGGAAGGATAACCCGGCCACCGTGCCGGGTTTTACTGACTATCAGTTATGATGACAGCGCGCCACCCTGATTTTCCTGCTCGCTGGTTAATTGCACGATCCTTTCTTCCAGCTTTTCTATTTTTCCCATCAGCGCCAGGATAGCTTCATGATGAAGAGCCGCAGACACTCCTGTAGTATCAACTGAAAGCACATTTTCAACCTCCGTACCGTCTTCCAACTTCATGGTTTGCCCAAAATTACGTACGGCTTCCGGAAACACTTTTTCTACTTCCTGGGCAACAAAGCCGAAACCCGTAATTCCGGAATCAAGGCGGCGCCAGGAATATCCTCTGAGCTTCTTCATTGCTCCCAGTGGGTCAGGAATAACAATAACATCGTCCTTAATTCTCCGATCACAGTTGTTAACCCACGTACCAGTAGCCTGGCCGTTTGCGTTGAAATTCCAGAGCGCAAATGGAGATGAATTATCAGCACGTAATGCCAGCTGCACAGACTGAATTGATGCACCTCCTGTGCGAACAGCACCGAGCGTCCATTCTCCTTCATACCACCCACCACGAACGAAGTTAACCCAGTCGCCAGCAACAGGGTTTCCGTTGACGTTCATCATCGTGATCGGGTTGTTTATCGTGTCGCCTTCATAAGTACCTGCGCGCACGGTATATCCGGACGCGCCAGGAACTGATATTCCGCTGGTAAGGGCTCCTCCTGATTTGTTATTTACCGTAGTTAGTCGTGAGTCATTTCCCTGACAAAATGTATTTTCAGCCGAACCAAATGGCGAGGTTAATCCTGTTCCTCCCTGATTTAAAGGGACTGCTCCATTTGATTTTGTGGCCATATTATCTGACAGATATTTCCATGATGGCCCATTGTAAGTTGAGCCATCCGGTAGCGTGACAGTGATATTTCCACTGGCACTGTAGACCTGCTGCCAGTTCGCTTTGTCAAAGTTAAGCCCACGAATGGCGCGTGCTGTATCAGCAGCAATCTGCGCTGTGATACCCACCAGCGCTCCGTTCGGGATCGGCGTCCAGGAAAGACCGGAAGTCGTTGGCCCGCCGTAAGCGGTCGTAAGTGTTAATGCCGTTGCCGAACCAATCGCGCTAACACCCAGGGTATAGGTCGTACCACCGACAACCACGACGATAAAATCATTAGCTTTCAGCTCCGTTGTAAAGGCCGTTCCAGCGCCGGTTACGGCTGTTGAGTTATTTGTAAGGGTAATAGTGCCTGCTGGCATATCATTCTCCTGAATATCTGTAATAAAAAACCCGGCACGGTGGCCGGGTCGTTTTAAATTGGTGTTGACTAATTGCAGGTGGAATCGGTGAAGTTATTTTTACCCACCCATTTCAAGTTAAACGGATAACCCGCCTTATATTTCGTTTGCCCGTTAATTTTTTTAACGTCGTAAATTTGTACCAGTGCGCTCTGTCCGCCAATGACCGCTGACGCCGTGCAGACCGGCTGCTGACGCTTCATCACATCGGCGCAACCAGATAACGCAAGGGCAACAATAATAATCGAAAATAGCTTTTTCATCATTCATCCACATTGAAAATGTTATTGACAATGAAAATAACAGCAACCCGATAATATTGATAATTGGTTACATAGATCAATTAACAGTAATTGATCGTTTTCGCCGATCAATCTATTAATCGTAATTAGCAAGATTTAGCGCATATACCCGGTTGCACATATTGTGATAAGCGATGTTCTGTGTGCCCGCGGGCGGCGGCCCATTAGAAGTGGCTACGTGAATATTTGTATTACTTCCATTCCATACAGCAGAGAAAAAATATTGTGACGAATAAGGTCTGACGCCGCCAGAAGTGATAACCCCGGTCACCAGCCCGCACATCGACGGCACGATACCGACTTTACCGGACCGGGTAACATTGATGTTATAGCCTCCTGCCGTGTCGCTTCCGTTTGTGCCTATCGCCTCAATGTCTGTGAGCACCCTGGTTTCATTCGTCAGAATGCAGGTCCCTTGCTCATCCCAGATAGCGATACCCCATGCTGGCAATGGCTGTGCAAATATCGTGAAGAAATACACATGCACGGTTCCAGCCCCTTCGGGCTTACTCGCTGAAACCGTGCAGGTATTCCCGCTGACGGCATAACTCAGCACGCAGTTTATCGTCGAGCACACAAACGGAATGACCGGCCGCCCGGCGGGTATTGCCTGTGAAATCGTTGTGATTTCTCCCGAGCCCGTTTTTAGCGTCACCGACTGTTTCCCGATCAGGGCCAGCGGAATTGATTGCGGAGTGATAAATGGCGCGCCGGCTTCGGTCGCCAGCAGCGCTCCCCAGTCTGCCATTATGCTGCCCTCAGAAATGCAATGATGAATCCGCCGATTGCCGGGTAGGTATTAGCCCCGAAATTAGTATCCGCAGCGGCACCGATGGCGATATTGCCTCCCGATACCGTGACCGTTCGCCTCGTCTGGGTATAGGTTTCCCCGGTGCACACCTGCAAGATATCCAGTACAAAACCTGCTGGTACCGGATACGACGCCGTCCCGGATTGCTGGCCGGCAGATACAGCAAAGAATCCGACCACGCTCACCGGCACAAGGCCATAGTTATTGGGATTCCCGTTTGCGTCCCATGTCTGGATACCCCATGCCATTAAAACACCCCTGTAATTTTGCCAATCTGAACTCTAAGCCGGCTATTTTCGTCTCTGATACTGGTCGTGACATTCGTCTCTTTTTTGGCACCCGCCCCGTCTGAGCCAAAGTTTTCCCATGTACCGTTTTTATCCAGCTTCCAGCCAGCGCTGCCCGCGGCATAGTTATTGGACTGGATGAAATTACCGATTTTCGCATTCGTTATAGTCCCTTCCTGGATAAATGCATCGCTGATGAATACCTGACCGTTAACAATCGCAAAAGGCGAATACGCCGTTCCGCCGCTGCCACTCATGACGACGAACTGGTTTGCGTTAAAGCCTATGCGTGTCGTGACCGGCTGCCCGGCGGGGGCCAGCACGGCTATAGTCATTCCGGCATCGTAATAACTGCCGTTCAGGTTTACGCCCGCTTTCATGCTGTAAATCGCTGAGCCGCCGGTGCTGTCGAATACTGATGTCATTTTCTGCTCGAGCGCTGCCGTGTTCATCCCGAGCTGGTTATTCATGCCATCAATCTGCCCATCCACGCTCTCGAATTGTGCTGAGACCGTGGTTGTCAGGTCAGCAAGGCTCTTCTCAGCATTAGCTACCGTCGTACCGATAGTGAGAATGTCGGCGCGGTTCTTGCCGTACAGCGCGAACTGGTGATTGACTGAGGAATTATTGTTGAGCGCATTTTGCAGCATGCCTTCGATATTCGTGTCTATCTGGCTCGACAGCCTTTCGCCATCTTCGGAAGACAGGAAATCATCGGCAATATCACCCAGATAGTCGTCGGCGTTGTCGTTAGCCATCCCCCTGACCCAGTCTGTATAACCTGATTCGTTCCCTGTTTTGTCAACCAGCTGCGCGCGGTACCAGAATATCTGACCTGCCCGCAAACCAAGTTGCGTGTATTCCGCCTGGGGATATGGCACATCGGTCAGCAGTATCGGATTTGAGTAATCTGCGTTCGGCGTGTACTGGATTTCAGTTTTCAGTGTGTCGCCGGTATTGGCAGGGAAACCCCAGTTCAGGCGGATACCCCAGTTAATCGGGGTCGCAACAAAGCCGACGGGCTTCGGCGGGTTGCCCACTTTCCCGGTCAGCGTTTTCTCTTCCGAGTAGCCCCAGCCGGATGAAATTTCGGCGGCGTTAATAGCCCGCACGCGAACAAGGTAGCGCCCAGCGTATACGGCAGGCACATCAAACGATGTGGTCGAGCTGCGAGGCACGTTAACCCAGTTGCCCTCATTCCTGCGCCATTGTGCCTCGTATGAGATAGCGTTCGCCGCCTGGTCCCAGCTGCACCGCATCGTTTCCGTGCTGATGTTCTGCTGCACGACAGAGAACGAGCTGATAACGATATTGTCCGGCGGAAGCTGGCTGCCCGGCGGAATAACGCTGATCGGGCGATCGTCAATCAGCGCGCCGGTATCGATGCGGGCATATTTGTCCGGGTCGTAATACGCACCGGAGATAGTGAACGTGCCGTCGTTATTATCCGCCACGCTAAGCACGCGATACTGCTGCGCATAGAGCTCATCAGATTCAACGACCCAGACACTTTCCGCCTGCGGCGTTTCGCTGTAGGCCACTGTCACCGTCACGGCATTGTCGTTAACTGCCTGAATCGTTCTGCTCTGCGCGGCACCGGATGGCAGGTTGAGAATGAGGCGGTCACCGGCTACCGCATCGGGTTGACGATCGAGCGTTATCACACGACCATTAACAGAACTGATTCGGCCACCGGTCACTTTGCCCGAAAGCATTTCATCGGCGACGGCGATAACGTAGCCCGGCTGCGGGATCATGCCGTCGAGCCCAACGGAGAACGTGACCATGCGGTCTTTGTTGTTGGTCAGAATGCCCCAGCGGCCCTTTCGGTTTGCTTCGCTCTGCCTGGTACAGCCGATGGCCGTCAGTTCGAGCTGGTTGAAACCATAGCGCGCAACCAGATCCTGCTCAAAAACCGCCTCCATCGCGTCAGCATAGGCATTATCCGGATCGGACCAGGATACCAGCGCCGTGGTATAACGCGTTTTTGTGGTGCTGCTCGAATAAGTAAATTGCCCATCAATAACGTTGGCGCGGGTGTAACTGTAATCAATATCGCGGGGCATATCCGCAAGGGTGACAATTTGGTTACTGCCCCATGTCGTCATACCCCTGAAGATAGCAACAAAATCCCGCAGCACAGTGTATGCATCGTTGCGATCCTGAACGTACACATTGCAGATGTAACGCGGTTCTGTACCGTTGCCGCCTTTTCCGTCCGGAACAGGCTGATCGCAATACTGCGCAATTTGGTACAGCATCCATTTATCTATGTTCGCCGCGGTCAGGCGATTGCCGAGGCCAAAGCGGTCGGTGACCACCAGGTCGTAAAATATCCAGGCAGGGTTATCTGTCCATGCCCACTTAAACGCGCCTGTCCATGTGCCGCTGTAGATCCGGTTAATCGGATCGTAGTTATCAGGGACCCTGATAACGCGCCCCTTCGGCTTGCATGAAATTGGCGGGATGCTTCCGTTAAACTGGCTTGAATCGAATTCTATGAAGAGTAACGCGGTGTTCGGATAGCGCAGCTTTGCGTCGATGACTTCGGTGTAACTTTGCAGAGTCATAACATCGCCAATTTTCGCGCTGTTCGCATCGGCGGTGATTTTGCGCAGACGAATGGTCCAGGTGCTGCCGGCCTGCGGTAAATCAATACGGTGGCTGCGTTCATAACCCGACGTTGTTTTGCCGGTTACCGCGGTATCGATGACTGTGGTCCAGGTCCCGCCGTCGGTCTGCAAATCGATGGCATATTTAATGGAGTAACCGACCAGATCACCGTCGTCTTCCTGGTTGAACAGTGACGGCCATTTCAGACGCAGGCGAACGGCAGAAAGCTGGGTATTGGTAAACGTGTGTGTCCATGACGTGGCGCTGGATACCTCAGTGCCAACGCTGATTTCATTTTCGGTACCGGGCATGCCCTGAATATACTGCTGTGCCTGAGTACCAGATCTGAACTCCCACGCCACGCCGCTAAAGTTCGCTGAGCCGTCGGCGTTCTCCAGCGGCGTTCCGTCCAGGAAGATGCTCTGACCGTCAAGACCACCAGCAAACTCCCCTTCCCCCAACGCGATAAGCAGTTTAGCTTTTGCAATGGACTGCAAATCGTCCGGCTGCTCAGTTGGTGTACGAGAAGATGATCCGCCACCTTTACGGCCTTTGATAATGTTCTTTGTCATATTGCGCCCATAAAAAAACCGCCCGGAGGCGGTTAATTGTAATAGTGAGATTTACTGCCGATCTTCGACGTAGATCCCCGCCGAAATAATGGCGCCGCCGATTGTGCGCTGCCCATAAAGAAGCGGTACGGGGTATCCCTGAGCGGCGGTATTGGTCACGCCCCCAAAGGCATAGGATGCCTGGTTATCTGCACTCTGTTTGCTGGCGAGGCCGCCTGCCTGTGGTGAGAGCATCTGCACCACCCCGCCGAGCATCATTGATGCGCCCAAGCTAGTTATTGCAGAACCGACTCCAACACCTGCTACCGTCCAACTGGTGAGTGTTCCTACTAACACACCAACGACAACAAGTACTGCGCCCAAAATGGTTTGAAGTGCTCCAGCCTTTTTACTCCCAATGACTACTGGTACAATACGTATTACATCTGCAGTAACTGGAAAGCCTAAATCATCTTCTCCTATGTTTTTCTTACCACGAAAAACTGCATACGTAATACCTCGGTTTTTACTGGTATTCAGGAATTTTTCGAATCCATTAATAGTGCAACAGAGTGCTCTTATTGCCTCCGCAGATGTGCTAACCAAACGCTCATGCCGTTTTCCAAATATTTTCCCGAGCACACCACCTAATTCAATTTCTGTCATTGCTTCTTGCATATAAACCCCATAAAAAAACCCGCTGAAAGCGGGTTTTATATTGATTAACTAGTTCAATTCAGACTTGATGGCAATATATCTACATTGCCACTTTGGTCTATAAAGATCCTTATATTTCTGGGTGTATCAGCTTTGATAATAAATTCCCTTTCTTTTTTTGGCGCACCATTACATAGGCCTTTCCCGGCAAATCCCGCCCCAATCAATACTTCGCCAGGGCTTAAGAAAGCAGTGACTTTCCCCCTGTATCAAGTTCAGCCAAATATTTACCATTGATAGAGGTTGTTATAGCGCATCCACCAGCAACGAAACCTTTATCTCGAATGATAGTTACGGCAGTCGTGTTTGTTTTCTGTTGAAATTCTGTTGGTGCCGACACTTCTTTTGCATATTGCGGGAGAACTGGCTCTGTCGAACAGCCAACCAGCCCCAGCATGAAAAACGCGATAAGTAGTTTTTTCATTTAGGTGCCTGTTCAGTTTTTACCACAACTTCACGTGGTTTCATTTGCTGTAACGCGCGGCAAAAACAGTAAGGTATAACGGACAAAGCCAGCCCCATAGCTGCCCCTGCCGCTTGCTGTGGTGCACCATTCGCACCGAAAACCATAACCACGCCCTGAAAGAAACCAATCACAGAAAGAAATGCACTGATACCCCAAAGTATTTTCATATCCCTGTACCCATTAGTAAAAGTCAGGAACAATCCTAGCACGGGGATAAGGCTACAGAAAAAACCGCAGTTAAGCGGGTAGTGTTACTGAACAAGAAATGATGCTATTCACTATACTTCGTTGCTTTCAATAAGTGACCAAACCTGCCGAATGCATGAAAAAGCCCACCTTAGTGGACTAGTGGTATCTTTTATATTGTTCTTTTGCAAATTCAATAGTGCCTTTTCTGGCGTCAATTCCTTCAACACAAGTTTTGAGATCGTTTCTCATTTTTGTCATTTCCTCGGCTGGATTACCTTGCTCAAGACCAGTGAACCAAGTAGTTTGTGCATTAGTGCTGTCGACAAGACAGCCCACTTGCTGCGTTACTAATTTAGCTCCCATCCATTGCAAACCAAAAACCGAAGTTGGGATCGACAAAACCACCCCGATTAGCGAAAGAATTATCCTACTTCTCATTCGATTGCAAAGACCTCATTTTTCATTTGAAAGGATGTACGTATGTTATCGGCAAATGTGAAGGGCCTGCATCAGAATTACCAGAATTTACAGTAGGTAAGATAGCAAAAACCCGCCAGATGGCGGGTTACTTTTCAAATAAGCGGCATATTTCATTTGCGCATCTTATGGATGTTTCTCCATCGCTTGGTGGCACCCTGATGCTAAGTTGGTAATCAGCTTTAGTACGTAACGTTTTTGATAGGCGCAAAAGACCCGCCATCTTCACTTGGTCCGCTAAAGGCATATCAGGTAAAAGGCCTTTTTCATAAAAATGGATAAGCCTCGCATGAACACCCCCTTTGAAATCTTTAGGAATTCGAACTCCTGATTTTTCTTGTATATCTCTGGCTGTTAGATACCCGCCATAATATGCCCGGCTAACCCGATTTCTTACCATCATTTCGTTATCATGATCTGAAAATGCAAGGGCTGAAACCAAAAAATCAGATGGCGCTACTGGCATGATATATCCTTTGCTGCACTTGGCTCATTGGTGAATAAACCAATGACTGACCAGTCATTGAAACCAGCCTGAATCCTATAATCAATAAGTTCAACATTTTTTGTGCCGCATTCGTCCGGAGATGCGTCTGGAGGGGTCAATTCGAAAACAAAAGATTCTTCTTCGCCATCATCTAAGATATAGAAATTTGCAATCGCGTCCATCTGTCGACGGGGAGTTATCATGCTATTCATAAGCCGACCTACTTCAGCGATCCTATCCATTTTGCCACTCATTGCTGCCTTGCTGGCTTGTTTTACTGCAAGTGGTAACATGGCATTATCCTCATCTGATAACTCGAAATCGAGTTTCCCCATTTTAGAATATTTATCCATATACATCCTGAATTTACCGAAATCCCCCAACCCTCTGGCATAGTAAAAACAGTCTCGGACGAACCTAGGTGAATTTGTACATTCAGCGGCACGCTCTGACAATTCAAGAGCCCTAGATAGCCCAACCTTGTACATGCAACAAAGAATGTAGTTTCCCCATGTAACAACATCAGACGGGTTGTTATCAACAACCATTTCCGCTATTTCTATAGCCTCTTTAGTTTTATCAACTGAAAATAGGAAATAGAATTTAGCGACATAACGAAAAAACATTTCATCAAATTCATCCACCTGCGCCGCAAACCTCCTCTCAGTAAAAATAGTATGCTCTGCCTCACCTGAAAGATAAGGTGTAAGCTGCTGGATTAGAGAATTTAGTTTTGCAATGTTACTTTGCGGTTTCGGCGGTATCATTTGAACACCAATGGGATCTTTTTCCGGATGTTAACACTGATATAAACGAAACAAGTACTGATCATTTGTCAGGTTACATTGAGCATCCTTAAATTTTAGCCTCATACCTCAAAATCTTCATTGTCCGTTCAGCCCAGTAACCGCCGTAAGGCACGCGCTGGCTGAGATGGCCATACAGATGGTGCAGCAGCATGTTCCCCTCAAGCAGTATTCCCGCATGGTTCCACTTATTTGCCTGCACCTGCATGATAACCATATCGCCCGGCTGCGGCGCACCGTCAAATTCACGGAACCCGCACTCGTACCAGCAATCCTGATAGAAATTGCCCTCGTACTGATCTTCCCACCAGGGGTAATCGACGCGGTAATCTTTCAGCTCGATGCCGTGTTGCTGCCGGAAATAACTCATCACCAGCCCCCAGCAGTCGAAGTGGCCCAGCACAAACGGGCGCTCCAGCAGCGGCAACTCACCCCGCGGCTGTATGGTCCGCAAATCCCCTTCCGGCCAGCTGACGATATGCCAGGGCAGCAGCGTTGCATCACACTGCGCCTTATCCAGCTCGCTTGGCTGCGTCGTTGCGTCCGGGTGGCTGTGCACAATGGCCGTCACCGTTCCCCAGTCCTCCGCAGTGGCGTAATCTTCCGGGCTGAGGTGAAAATGCTCTGTCGGTTCGGTCGCCAGATTGCGGCAGGGATAATAACGCTCTACCCGGCTTTTTTGCGCCACCACACCGCAACACTCGAGCGGATACTCGGCGGCCGCATGCGCCATGATGGCCTCAATGGTTTTTTGCCGCATGCTCAGCTCCTGATAAGTGATGTGCCGGGGAACCCGCCAAACGGCAGCTCTTCATTTTCACCGAAGCGGAGTTTGCAGCCCCGCATCGTGCCGCTGCACTTATCGAGTGACGGATCGTCTACCGGATTGTTTTTATCGTCGAAATAGCGAGTCCCCGCGTAGTCACAGCCGTCGCCGGTGCGGTACTTGCCACGGATGCACCAGGTGCACATAGAGTGAAGCTGGCGTGTCGGTATCATTAGCCCCTGTAAATCCATCGGGTTGCTCAGCGTAAATTCGACATCCTGATTTGTTTCCGCACTTTTACTGTCGATGTAGTACACCTGCAGCTTTTCCTGCGTCGGGTCGGCAGACGGATTTCCATCAGTAAAATTACGAGCATCAAGATATTGCGCTAGCGTGTCATGTATAGTGACTTTTGCCTGCAGCAGATCATCATAGTGAAGACAAAGCGCAGTAATAGAGCTATCCAGGTTAGCGACAGATAATTTTGGCTGCGCACCACTGCCGCTGGTTGATGATTCCATCCCCTCGATCAGGCACGGCCACGCTTTGTATTCTACGCCCTGCCACCAGATTGATTTTGCCGGTAACTTTGACTCATCGCCGCCGGCAGCCAGAATTTCCGCCTCTGAATAGGGGATATTGTGAGAATGGAAGCGGAGAATATCGCTCATACCGAAGGCGCTGCCGTCTATTTCAAACACCCGGACGGCATTGCCCGGTTCAAGTTTCTGATAATCACTGTTGATAGTCATGATTTGAATGCCTGCTCAAACGTTGCTGTCAGGGAGTAATTCTCCCCTCCCATTGCAGTCGGTTTATATTCATCACAGCGGTACAGACCCAGCGGCTCAAGTGGCGGTTTCCACTGAAAAGCCTTCGTGCCCCCCTGTCGGTCGAGGAAATTCTTTATCGCTGCGATATAGTCCTCCGCGCCCACAAAGTTCAGATCCCATTGCTGGCTCCGAGGGTTGATACCATCGCCTGATACCTGTTCGTAGCCATCGCCGAATTTTGCCTTTCTCGTCCGAAAGCTAACGCTCTGCGTCGGGTTAACCCTGGGGCTCCATGTAAAAGTTTCGATAGCCATTAACGCCCGCCTTTTGTTGCATTCCAGATAGTGCCACCAGGTCGAATATCAGCCTGAATAAGCTGCCGATATCGTTGATCGACATAGTTCCCGATCTCCTTACCAAACTGCTCCCATCCGCCGTTGCTTTGGGTCGACGTGTTACCTTCGCTGGTAATAGTGATGTAAACCTGCGGCGCTGCCCCTGTTGAGGCTCCGGCACCGCCGCCCACAGCCCGAACACCAAGTGAACCATCTGCTGATCGTGTCAGCGGCATAATGGCCTCTGGCCCGGCCTCCGCAAAGACACCGGCCCCCTTAGCAAAAGCAAAGGTCTGAGGTGAGTCATAAACCGCATTGCTGTATGAACTCAGCGATGGTGAGTTATAGACGTCACCTTTTGCATTAAATTTTATGCCTGCCGCCGCATTGTCATACACGCCAGAAGGTGTGGTGCCGTCGCCACCGCCTGAAAATGAAGACGTGACCGCCCCAAAAATGCTTTGCAGCGCGCTGGATAAGGCTATCCGGGTGGCAATTTTTGCCAGGTCAGCAAGAATGGACGTGGTGAAGCTTCTGAAACTCAGCTTGCCAGTAATGGCGAACGTCGAGAGGGAATCGGTCATGCCATCGAACAACCCGGCAGAAAAATTTTCCATCTGGTTGTTTGCATCCCGCGCCGCGTCCACCCAGTTCAGCGTTCCCAGACGAAAACCCGCGGTGAAATCCTGCTCAGCTGACAATTTATCCTGGCTGTTTTGCTCGGTTATCTGTAGTTCTCGCTGTTTGGCATTTTCCAGGTCGGTAAGCCGGGCCTGATATTCTGCCGACGAGTGATCGGTAAAATCCTTTTCGAGCGCAATCCGACGCTGATTGAACCGGTTGATAATGGCGTTTCGTGCGTCCGCATCCGCAGACTCTCTGTCAGAAAGACTGTATTTACCCAGATTCAGCGCGGCCTCTCGCTGCATCGCATCGGCCTCTTCAGCCCACTTAATGCTCTCCTGCTGATACTTCTGGACCGTGACGCGAAGCTGAGCCTCTTTCTCCAGGGCGGCGTTCGCCTGAAGCTGCGCCCGGATCTGGTCCTGCATATTGACCAGGCTTTTCTGGTCCGCGGTCAGGTGTTGGCCCTTAAGGCTGGATATTTGCTCGTTGAAGGCTGCCAGTTGCCGCGCAGACCCGGTCATTTTTTCCGTCGTCTGTGCCTGTTCGCGCAGGACTGCGTTTTGCTGCTGGGCCTGCATCAGCGCCCGCTGGCCCTCGCTTACACCTGCTGATGACTGTTTTTTAGGAGCATCCTTCTTAACAGCTTTATCGTACTCGTCGTTAATCCCTTTCAGGATGCGTTTATAGTCCTCTGAATCCGATGAATAGATACTGCTGTTAAGTTTTTTTATCGCCGCCGCTCGCTTTTCGGCGGCAGTGGTACCTGCATCCATGTAGCTTTTCAGGCCAACTGAATTTTTTATCCGCTCATTCTGTTCCGCAGCGCTTGCAGCTGTAATATCACGCGATAACTGGCGTGCCATCAGTCCGAGCTTTTTATTCGTCTCCTGGGTCTTATCAATCGCGCCCCCGAGAGCGATCACTGCTTGCTCGCCTGCTGTGCCCCATGTTTGCCCCAGATTTCTGACTGTCTCAGATGTTTTATCGACCTCTATGCCCAGCTCAGAAAGCCGGGCTTTTTCGGCTGCCATGGCCGCCTCAATAATCATCTGGCTGGCCTGAGCGGCGCGGCCCTGCTCATTAAGCGCCATCACCTGCTGAATGAATGAGTCTTTCAACACCACGCCTGAAGCGGTCAGTTTTGACATAGCGTCAACCGGATCGCCACGCAACCCGGAAAGATTGTTTACCAGCTCCTGGGCACTGCCGCCCGCCTGCGCGTATGCGTTTGCCAGCGTGGCAACATCCGTCAATAGCTTGCCACCAAATCCGGCTTTAGCCGTCGTGGTTACCGCATCTACGGAATTTTCGGTATTACCAAGCTCACCATTCAACCGCTTTAGATCGTCAGCCGACACCAGCGCCGACGTGCTCAAATCGAGGACAGCGGCGTTAAGCTTTTTTGTCTGTTCTTCCGCTTTTTTAAACTCGCTGTAGACAAACGCACCGGCGGCGGCCACGGCGGTCAGACCGATGCCAACGGGCCCGCCCAGCAAGCTCATCGCAGAGCTGAGTGCCCGGCTGCTGGTTGCCGCTATACGCTGACTGACGGAGAGCTGCGTGTTAGCTAAAGCGGCCGCTTCTGTTGACGCGGTGAGTGCCGCCTTCCCGCCAGTCTCAGCCAGCTCCGCAGCAATCACGGCTGCTTTAGCTGTTTTGAGCTTGTCCAGCGCCCCGGCTTCAAGCCTGTTAGCCTCCAGAATGGCGCGCTCATTCTTGAGATGCTCATCCTGGTAGCTGACATTCAGGCCGAACTGTTTATTAACCGCTTCCTGCTTCGCGTAATACTCGTCCAGCGCGATCGCCTGGTCCCGCTGGGCTTTAGCAGCGGCAACTGTTTTTTCAGCAATCGTGACTTTGTTAATGGCGGCCTGCTTTTCCGCCTGCGCCATGGCTATCTGGTTTTCAGCCGCCTTAGCCAGCTCAGCTGCGGCGGATCGGGCGGCCTCCTGTTGCGTTTTCCAGCCACCCGCGCTGCCATCAAGCTGCGATTTCAGCGAGTGTACAGCGGGGATCAGCGCGTTAATTATGCTGCTGCTGGCAACATTGCTGCCGGCGGCCACTTCATGAAGCACAAAGTTGAGCTGTCCGGCCCCGCGGGTAGCCCCAGAGAACTGATCGGCATTTGCAGCAGGGAACCCGATACCTTTTGCCGCGGTAACCGTTTTCGAAATGGCATTAGCCAGCTCGTTAGCCTGAGTGGTCGCCTGGCTATTGAATTTTGTGCTGGCCTGCCCCGCTTTCTGATATGCGTCGGTGATCTGCGACTTGAACGCCGCAGAGTTAAGGTGCAGGGCGACCGACAGGCTTGCAACATCACTCATTGTCCTAAGATCCTCATAACGTCAGCGCACTGCCTGGAAGAGTCATTACTGGCGGGCGGAGCATTTACCGGCGCAACTGGCGCACCTCTTTCAACCGTGTTGCCAGTCAGGGAGTAAAATGCTTTCCAGTGAAGAAGAATGTTAGCCGGCAGGCTGGCAATTTTGCGCGGGTCAGACTCCCCCAGACGATCGGCAAGGCTGAAAATGTCCATCAGCCAGGGGGAGTCCATTAGTTTTTTTTCGCTTCCTCCAGCGTGCCCCAGCTGTGGCGCTGAATAGTTCGCAGTGCTTCAATGATCGAAGCGTTAGAGCGGGCCTTAAGCAGCTCATCGGGAGCAGGAAGGTCGGTTGCCGGGACTGGTACACCTTTATCGTCAACCAGCGCGCTGAGAATGAGCGAAGCGGTCGAGAGCCCGACACCGCGCAGATTTTTTTCTTCGCGCAGTTGCTCCTGCTTTTCGTCGTACTGTTCCAGTTCAAATGACGTCAGGCGACGAATAAATACCTCGGCACCTAGTATGGTGACAGGGTAAGCGTCATGCTCAGGGGCCAGCAGCAGGGATTTCAGGTCTTTCATTTAATTCTCCATTCAATAAAAAAGCCGCCACGCGGCGGCCTGTGAAAAGCACAGCTGGATCAGCTTGTAGCCGCGGTTCCCCATACGATGTCGTTTTGCTTACCCTGAACGGTTATCTGGATAACTTCACTGGCCGGCGCGGTGATTTCGTTCATCTGCCAGCCGGAAAGTGCCAGGATCATATTCGCCGTTCGCCCGTTTGGCAGCTCTACATAAAACTGAATGGTTTCACGACTTTCGGCAGAGTTCAGAAGGTCAGCAAAATCCTGATTGGCCGGATCATCGATAAAGCCCAGCGACTTTTCCGGGCCTTCCGGCAGGTCAGAAATAAACTTCTTGCTGGTATCGATGAGCGTTGTGCAGTCGACAAAACTGCCCGTCTGCCCCGTTGCCCCCAATGCTTTACAGTTAATCAGCGGCTTCATTGTGGCTACGTCGCTGCCCGCAGGCCCCCACATAACAACAGTTCCCGCCGGGAGCATCGCATATTCGGGGGAGCTTTTATTTGCATCTGGCATTTCATTACCTCATTAACGATTGTTTTCGATACCTTCACGGAGTCGGACAGCAAGAATGCGAAGTATCTTTGCGCGATTGAAATCCAGCGCCGGGCGCATAAAAGGGCTGGCGACCTGTTTAACGGTGCCAAATTCCTGTGCCAGGGCTTTCATTGTGTGTTCTTTAGACGGGCCAACCCGGATGGTCACGACGGTGACCCAGCGGCTGTCTTTCATGCGATTTTTGTACGTGGTTTTGATGTTGTCGCGCAGGTGCGGCCCGGCGCTGCTTTCGTCATATCCTGCATGCTGCTGCATATCGTCGCTGACGATCTCCATGGCCTCTTTCCCGGCAGAAGTCAGAACTTTAGCGCCGATTTTTTCACCCAGCGCCAGCAACTCTCTTTCAAGCTCTTGCAGGCCCTTTACCTCCATTCTGATCATGATGAGTCCTCAAAAAAATACAGGATGAAATCACGCGCGATGCGGTACTGGACCCGATTGCTGGTTAGCGTGGTTTTATCCTGCTGGATACTGCCTCGCTGCACATACTGGACCGGGTAACCCTCGAGGGTGCCATGAACAATGTCTTTCCATTCTGCCCAGATCACTTTATCCAGCAGGACCAGGCTGGTGTAATCGTCAACCGTGTACATGGAAATCTGAAAGCGACCCGCGATGAGCCCAGTGCGTACCATGCCCGTTTCAATTTCAGGATCGGATATACGCTGGAAAGTCACACCGCTTTGCGCGGTATCCGGCAGTAACAGGGGGTAAACATCCATTCCAGTTATGCGCTCAAGCGAGGATTTAATTGCCTGCTCTATCATGACGGTTATCCCTCTCGGCTGTAATGACAGTACGATCGGGTTTGCTCCGATCGGCGGCACGCACGGTATAGACGTCTTCGCCCCAGGCAATTTTCCAGTCAACCTGCACATCTTTGCGGGCCCGGATCGTAAACAGCCAGGTTTCGACGACCTGCTGCTGATCTATGGTGCGAATTTTCCGGTTAGAAACGGCCTCGGCTTTCGCCCACACGGTAGCAATTTTGACTGGCAGGTCAGCTAAAGGCTCGCCCAGCGGCCCCCGCTGCACTTCCATCACATGTATATCGATGCGTTTATTCAGCTCGCCAGCCCGTAAAGAACTCATAGGCCGTAAATCCGGTAAGGTTGCAACAGCGCCTCAACAGCAAAAGGAACAGCAGCCGCGGTATCACTAATCACAACGGATTCACGATTTTCATACCAGTTGCCAATTAGCAAAAGCATTGCCGCCTTTACATCATCGCCCAACAAAATAGGGTCTTCCGCATCGGCGTATCCGGAGCTGTTTTCATTTTCGAAAAGCGTTCGCCGGGTCCAGGTCTCCACATAGCGCATCGCCGCGCCGGTGTAGATATCCAGCAGATTATCGTCATCGGTAAAATCTGCCTCGATCCGACAGTGTTGTTTGACCGTATCGATATCGAGCATCATTTTTTCCCTTTTTTAGACGTGCCCTCTTCCGCAGGCTGCTCAGGCTGCTCAGGCTGCTCAGGCTGCTCAGGCTGCTCAGCAGGATGTTCTGCTTCCACCAGCGCCGCATAGCCTTTCAGGATTAATTCCCGGCCATGCTGCTCGAGCGTTTCCAGAGAATGACCTTCGGTCACTACCTTGCCACCAAAATAAATAGGTTTAAGTACGGTCAGTTTCATATTGTTCTCCGGAGAAGGCGGCCCGAAGGCCGCCCTGTTATCAGGAAGTGGCGCCAGCAGAGAACGCACCGTAAATGAACGCTTCCGGGCGCTTCACTGCCAGCGCCAGTCGTTCTTCACAACGAATAGAGATCATGTTTTTCTCGAAGTCGTCGGCGTTTTCTGTGGAGATAACAACGTTGGCATCTTCGCGATCGAACAGCTGCGCGGCGGCGTTGAATGCCCCGGTAAGGAATTTGCCCTGGAAGGCAGCGGCTTCGGTGGCCACGACCGGCAACCCCCACAGCGTCGGGCCGGTCAGGGCTGCCGGGTTAGCCAGAATGTAACGCCCCAGGCTGTCTTTTGTGAGTTCGATCTTCGCCCAGTCGATGAAGTGCAGGACATGGCCGGATGCCGGGAAGCGCGCAAGCTGAGCCTGCAACATAGCAAGACGCAGATCATCAATACCGTTCTGGCTTTCAACGCTAAATGCCGGGTCGAACGCAGATGCCTGCGGCACAATGCCATGCAAATGAACGCCGGTACCATCGCCAAACAGAATTTCCTGCTCTTCGACATACTTCAGCCCGTAACGCATTTCTGCGTCAACCGTGGACTGAAGCTGCGCAAAGTCGTCCAGAATCTGCTTGGATGCTTTGAACATGTGCGCGATGGTGGTCACCGGCGTAATTTTTGTTGCGAACTCAATATCGCTGTACGGCTTGGCAGTACCCTCTGCAACCACTTTTGCAGCATTGGTGAAGCCGGTCTGCTGCACCCAGAAGATAGCCGGGGATGAAGTGCGGCCGGGGGCGATCAGGTCGCGGATGAAGAGGCGTTGCTTTGGCGCGGTGTCGATGCCCGGCAGGCGCTGGGGCTCAACAACCCCATCAGCGACATCCGTTGAAAGCAGAGCCGCGTTAACCGGCACGCTCACACGTTTGCCACCTTCCACACTCGCTGCAAAAGCCTTGAGCGCTTCATTGCTGATGACAACATGCCCGACCGTTTCAGCAACTTTTGCCGCGTTAGCCAGTGGCATTTGCGCCACATGCTGCTCAAGTTCGCCCAGGGAAGCTTTAAGCGTTTTCTCCGCTTCACGCATCGCATTGAGCTCTGAGGCCATCTTGTCCACCGCAGCTTTCGTATCGGTAGACAACTGACCAGATTTTTGGGCTTCTTTAAGCGCATCCTCCGCTTTAGCGTTGAATTTACCTGTTGCTTCTTCAATGGATGCGGTTACTTTTTTCAGGATTTCATTTACTTCAGACATAATTACTCCGTTATTGGCATGCGTTAGCCAGGCCGTAAAGTGCGGCATCCAGCTGAGCTAAAGTTTCAGGGTTTGGTTCTACGGCAGCGCTCGGCATGCCTTCGGGATCGGAAGTAGCGCCCGGCATACTCCCGGTTAATGCTTTGATGAGTTTTCTGCGCTCAGAGCGCGGGGTGTTCGTCTTTGCCAGCAGCGCATCGAGTTTTCGCAGCGCGGCGGTCGGTGAGTCGTCGCCATCAGAGACGGCATCGGCGGCAAGCAGGCTGTCAGCCAGACCTTTTTCGACAGCATCGCTGCCACCAATGTAGCTTTCTGCATCCATCAGTTTGTGAATGGCGCCTTCATCCAACCCGGACCGGGCGGCATAAATATCTGCCATTGCGTTATCAAACGGCTCCAGATAATCGGCCAGCGCCGCAAAATCATGCCGGTTACCCATCGAGACAACCCAGCAATTGTGGATCATCAGAAATGCCCCACGTCCGATCTGAATGTTGTCTCCGGCCATGGCGATAACTGAGGCAGCGCTGGCGGCGATGCCCAGCACTTTTACAGTAACGCTGCCTTCGTATTCCCGCAGCAGGTTATAGATAGCCAGGCCTTCGAACATATCCCCGCCTGGCGAGTTGATATTGACCGTAACGTCAGCGCCATTCATGGCGCGCAAAGCTCCGGCAATACGCTTGGCCGTCACGCCTTCTCCCCAGTAGTCCTGCCCGATAACGTCAAAAACTGAAATGCTGTTATCGTCTGAAGCCGCGGCCTTAATGCCCCCGTCCCAGCGGTCAAGTGCCGACGGTAATGGCTCACAGGTAACACCCGCGCAGGGGCGACCCGCCGGAGCAACCGGGAGTTGTTTTTTTGTCATGGGTTAGAGCTCCTAAGCTGCCTGTTTAAAAGGCGACTGTTCGAAAGGAATTTCCGGGAAAATTTCGCTATGCAGGTTTTTCAGGGCCATCGCCTGGGCGGCAACGTTGTTGCTTCTCAGGTCTTCCAGCGCGGTCAGATTGAGCTGGACGGTATAAATATCTCCACCCGGGATCGGTGGATAATTCTCAAGGCGTCGTACATCGTTGCGGCTCATCCAGCCATTCTGCAACGCACTGGTATAGTAAGCCGCCCGCCCTGCGCTATCTGCTCGCAGCAGACCTTCAACAGAAAATTCTGCAAAAACATCTTCGTCGCCGTTTAGGAGACAGCGTGAAATTTCCTGCTCAATATTGATCAGCAGCGGCCGCAGCGTGTGAGTGAGAAACTGAAGGTTCATCCCTTCCAGGCTTGAAGCCCAGCTGCTTTGCTTCGTCGTATGACCAACCATAAACGGCGGAACTCTGAACCAGCGGCAAATCTCCTCAATGCTGAAAGACCTGGACTCGAGTAGCTGGGCGGCCTCCGGGTTCATGGTGACGTTCTGGTACTTCATGCCTCCCTCAAGCACCATTATTTTCCCGGCATTTTTGGAGCCGATGAACTTGGCCATGTACCCGCGCAGGCGTTCACGCTGCTCCTCATTCAGCGCACCATCGGCAGCGAGGAAGCCGGAGCTTTGGAGGCCATTTTCGAAAATCTTCGCCGCGGCTTCATCTACAGACATGGCCGCGCCAAATACGTCTACGCCCGCCATGGTTGGCATCATGCCGCAGACACCATCCAGGCCGAAACCGCGAATGTGCATAACACGGTCGGGTGAAATAATTCTCGGTTTACCGCTCTCCGTATACGTGTATTGCAGACGTCCGTTATCAAGCCGCTTTACGATCATGTTCTGTGGAAGTAGCGGGACCAGGGAAACCAGCCGGCTACCGATAAACAACTTCTCGACAAATGCATTCCCGCGCAGGCAGATGCTGGCTACAACCATCAGCATAAAGCGGGATGGTGTCATTTCAGGATTGGGCCGCCGGCAAAGCACCTGATACACAGCATTACTCTGCGCCAGTTTTCTCGACCCGTCGGGCTGTCTTTCATAAACTTTAAGCGGCAACGTTGATACTGATTCACTGAGCAAGCGAACGCAGGCCCAGACGGCTGAGAGTCGCATCGCTTTATCGGCGGTGACGACCTTACCGCTGCTGCTTGTTCCGTAAAACTCCTGCCAGAACGTGCCAGTGGTAAGGCTGATGGGCAAACCCAGCCAGTTCAGCAAGGCTGACTTCACCTTGCCGGGATGCTTTTTATTTTTCATCAGAAACCTACCATGATGGGGTTATCAAAGAATCCGCTGAGGTCCTGCTGATCGTTGCCACCGTTTACGAGCTGGCGGCTCATTGCAGTGAACAGCGCCGCAGGACCGTCTATTTTCGCTTCGGGTGTCGATTTATTCGGGAATATGTTGTCATTGCGGTCGGGCTTCACCGTTACATTCGACATCATCCAGTTCATTACCGGATGGTTGCTGTGGTGGAAGCGTCCACCGTAAACCAGCGCCTCTACTTCTTTCATTGCTTCAGAGAAGTTTCTGACGGTCTGAGGGACCTCCACCAGCGGCAACCCTTCCTCAGCAAGCGCAAGGCTGAACTGCGTTGCACTCCAGGGATCGAAACCAATTTCTTTCAGGCTCTCGCCTGACACCCAGGCCTGGATTTCCTCTTTAATCTGCGCATGATCGATAACATCCCCGTCGGTGAGAGTGAGCTTATCCAGTTCGGCCCACTTCCGGTAAAGCTCGGCCATTTGCCGGGAGCATTTCTCAAGTCGACCTTCCGGCAGCCAGAATTTAAAGTCGCCATGCACATGACCATCCGGCGAACGCCAGATCTTAACAGCTGCGCAAATATCAATTTTGTTCGACAGGTCGACACCGACCCAAAGCGGATAAGTTTTCAACTCATGGACCGGTGCGATAAAGGCACACTTTTCCCACTTCATCATGTCCATCCAGGAAGACTCAGCGGTAACCCAGATATTCATGTGTTTGGTGAAAAAATTAACCCTCGCGGAAACCTGCTCTTTGGCTTTTTTTGCCAGTCGGCGCAGGTCGTCCCAGCGCTTGCAGATACCGAGGCCAGGATTTGCCTTTTGCCAGACCGTTTCATCAAACGGATCGTCGTTTTCATCCAGCGTGTAAACAATGGCAAAAAAGGTGTCGTCCTTCACCAGGCCGCGCAGCACTTTGATAGCGTAGTCGCGCAGTTCGTAGCAAATGCCTTCTTTGTTAAAACCTGCGGTAGTAATACCGAACAAAAGTGACTGAAGGCGAGCGCCGGTGGCGGTTTCAAGAACATCCCACACGTCACGGGTTTTGTGAGCATGCAGCTCGTCAACTATGCCACAGTGAATATTCAGACCGTCCAGGTTATTCGCATCACTGGAAAGAGGCTCAAATTTAGAAGCACTTTGCTCCTGATAGATCGCCAGTTTGTTAAATTCAAACAAGCGGCCCAGCGTAGCCTTTGCTTTTTTGACCATATTCTTGGCATCTTCGAACACGATCCTTGCCTGGTCTCGGGTCGTAGCCGCTGAGTAAACTTCTGCACCGCCCTCACCATCCGCCCCAGCCATATAGAGGCCAACGCCGGAGGAGAGTGTGGATTTTGCGTTTTTACGCGCAACTTCGTTATAGGCAGTACGGAAACGACGAACCATTACCGGTCGCCCGCTGCCATCGTTGCGCAGCACGACCTCACCTGTTTCCTCATTCACCAGCGGAATGACAAACCCAAAAATGTTGATAAGGATGAAAATATGCCAGTCCATCAGTTCTATAGGTTGCCCGGCCTGCGCCCCTTTGACGTGTGGGATAAATTTATAAAAATTCAGTATGTGCTGCGCCCTGGGCTCACTGAAGAATATGCCGCGGGCTTCGCCGCTTTTCAGATCATCCAGAAAACGCTGGCAGGCTAGCCTGACAAACTCACAGGCTATAATCTCCCCGGCCACGACTCGTTCGGCGTACCGTATACCTTCTGCAACCTTTGCCATTAATCTCTCGCTTTCATAAATTCAGCCAGAGGATCAACCTCATCGGCATTTTTAACGCTCACCTTTGACCTGCTGGCAGGCGTCATACCGAATTCGGCAAGCATTGCGCGCAGCCGCTTCCATGCATCCGCTTTCATCATTGAGGCGGGATGTGGCTTTATCATTCGGATTTCCCGCTCCTTGCCTTCATCCCGATCCTCTTCGCTATAAACAGCGTAGGTGTAACCCTCACGGTCAAGCGTTTCGCAGTGATGCCGGTATTCGGTGTAAACCTCAACCAGCATTTCAAGGGCTCGGGTATCAAGCTGAGTCAGAACGCCAACAGCATCCAGTTCTTCAGCCATTCGCTTGAACCAGTATTTTGCCTGCTTATCAAAATGCTTTGGTGTTGGGGGTACCCCAGTAGCGGGTTTTGGTTCGTCTTTGTTAATTGGGCGCTTTGATGGGTTACCCCTTACCAAACGTAGATGGGTCGGGGTTTTCGGTGGTCCAGACATAATCGAAAACTCCTATTAATCATCTGCTGGGGGACCCCAAAAAAAAGTTTTCTAACCTGCGGCGATCTGGAAAGAGGTAAGGCGGCGGTCCTGAAGGCCGAGAGGGCTGAACTCTCAACCCGCCCCTCCCCCGGTCACTCACAAATGATAATCGCTATCATTTTACTCTTTCGAGCGCGGTCTTAGCTCTGTGGCAAGGCCAGCAAAGGCTTTCGAGGTTCGATGGTTCATCGGTCCCCCCATGTGCCTTGGGTGTGATGTGGTCCACTGTTTTTGCCGGCGCAATACGTCCTGAGCGCTGACAGTTCTGACACAGGTATTTATCGCGCGCCAGAATGAGTGGCCTCAGTTTGTCCCAGCTTGTGCCATAGCCACGCTCATGCCTGGACTGACCGCGCTGGTGCTGCTGCCAACCTTCATTGCGGTGCTTCTCACAGTAACCGGCGCGGTCTGTTGTTGTGCCAGCACATCCACGCTTACGACATGCTCTCGGTATCAATGCTGGCATTGGTTTATCTCCGGCCTTCCAGCGAGTCGCCATGCTCTCCTGCGTTCAGTCCGCGGCATGCCATCCATCGGCCTCTCTACAGGCTCCCCATCAGCATGGTCAACGAGTGAATAACACGGATAAATGACCGGGCCGCCGTGGGCATCACCCACCGCATAGTCGGCTGCCTTGCTGCTGTCCCATCGTTCGAGGACGCGCTCGATATGCTGTGGCGGTACGCTGTAGCACACGCCATGTATCAGCCGTGGTAACGTGATGTAGTCCGAACGATTCTTATCGGCAATGATAAGCCGCTCGGCTATCTGCATTTGATACTGAGGCGGGCGGCCAGTGCCCAGATAGAAAGAGCAAAGGCTATCCGGAAAGCGGGTCAGCCAATTAGCCACCAGTGCGGTAAAGCCGGCAACCGGTTGGGCATCATCTTCCAGCACAACAACCCGGCAATCCTGCCCGGCGGCCCACTCAAGCGCGCGGCGATGATTCCAGTTGGCGCCGTGGTTCTCTTCATCAGTCAGCAGATGTGCGCCCAGCTGATTAGCAAGGCGGGTAGCCATGGCGCACCGAATGTGATGGCTGACGACAACAAACTTCACTTGTGGCGAAACCATGCATGCTCCTTGCCTATACCGTCAGTTTTAAAAATGGTGTGGACCTTTGGCCCGGTAACTACCCGCTCGCCAAACGACTTCGCCACAATGCCGAACGCGCCCATATCAACCATCGTTGCCGGGGCCGCCTCCACCTTCCAGAAGCGCTGGCTCTCGATGCGGTAGTGCAGGCGAATAATGCGGTGGGCGAACTCCATCACGTCGGCCCGGCTGCCGCCCAGTAGCCCGGCATTCAGCAGCGGCTCATCGCGGTACTGGTCGAAGAACTCGCTGTAGGCTTTGCCGTGGTGATTGGCTTTCATCCATTCATCGGCGTAAACCTTGTGCTCAGAACCAACGTAAATCCTGCCGGGTTCCATCTCTGCCCATGGTTCGCGCAGCATCTCAACGTCTGTACCGTCGGTACACCAGACGAGCCGGTATTCAGGGTGATCGCGTAGGTGCTGGAAGATATGCAGCCAGCGCGCAAAGTAAGGACTCATGTCCAGAGGCGGCACATTAACCAGGCTTGCGCCAGCGGGTGCCGCAGTTAGCTCATCGGCCAGCACCACAGCAGCAGCACCACGAACAGACGAGGCCCACGCATTCAGCAGACCAGAATCAGCCGCCATTTTCGCCTGGCGCTGGGGATCTGGCTGGCTGGTCAGTAGCGTGGTGATCACTACGTCCTGCTGGGTGCGGAACGGCACATAAGCCGTATAGCCGCTGTCCCTCCGGGCGCTGTAGATAACCGCATTGGCTTTCGCCAGCGCCTCACGCTCAGGCCGCGGGATAGAGCGCACACCCTCTTCGTGTTCGTCCATTGAGTGAATCAGCGCAGCCGAACCGGCCACATCAGCAAACGCCCAGGACGTCAGCCCAGCGTTATGGATGCGCAGGGCCAGATCGGGATGCTCGTACATTCCGCGACCGTAGACCGGATCGAATCCGCCTACCTTCTCGATAGCGCTGCGGTGGTAATACAGCATCACGCCCCGCTGGCCGGTGTAGGCAACGTGGCGTTCGTCGCGATACAGCACTGCCATATCCTTAAGCTTTCTCGTCCCGACCAGGTCCAGAAACTGGTAGGCAAGGTGGGGCTCAGGTGATTCGATATAAGGCAGGTGCCAGCCCGGCGCTATCGGCCAGGCATCATCGTCCCATAAGAAAAAGTGTTCGCAACTGGCATCCACCAGCGTCTCAAGACTGCGGTTTTTGGAAGCAACAATGCCCAGCGATTTATCATGCCGAATGAGATGCACACCGTCAGGCACTACAGCCGCAGGCGATGATCCATCGTCGATAACAACCACCAGCGCGCCGGGCGGTAAATATTGTTGGTGTTGAGCAATGGCACGGGCCAGAACGTCAGCGCGATTGTGAGTCGTTATCGCTATACCGATGCGGGCCACTTGTTGGCAGACAGGCGCATATGGGACACCGTCGATAGTGACCTGCATAGCTAACCCTTCATGGCACTGAAGATGGAACCACCAGGACGAAGCTCATTGCTGATTGCTTTGCGAATGATTTCGTTAACCTCGTCCCTCAATTTGTCGCTGCTGATGGCATTTTTGATAATGCTTTCGATGTTATGTTCTGCTCCGATATTCATCGGGCCATTGAATGTGATGTTGTTAGTTACTGGTTGGCCCATGAGCACCGCCTCTCCGACTTGCGCATTTTCTACTTCGCCAGGGGTGATCAGGGCTTCATTGATATAAGCTTTGCCGGAAAGAAATTCGAAAGCTTTGCTGTCTTTGAAAGCCACTTCTATCTCATCAAGCTTTTTCTGAGCATCAGTAGTATCAATATTCAGTTCAATATTAACCGGGCCTGCTTTCATTCCCTGTTTATCAATTTTACCGACTACAAGCGCAGGAGAGCCATTGCAATCATTGATACGGTATTCACCGTTTACACCGCTGGCCTGGCCGCCTTCCAAACTGATCCGTTCTGGGAAATATTCTGGGATACCGTAAACTTCAACGCGAAGGCCAACTACGTCATATTTCGCTTTGCCGGCAGCATTATAGATTACATAGCCATTTTCATACGTTACGATACGCAGGCTACTCATGACGTCTTTGAGTTGAATATGTTTCATATTTCATTTCCTTTAGGCGTGAGCCTGTCGCACGGCAAAGCCGCCGAAAGTTAACGGTTTGCCCAGGCTCACTGCTGAAAGACTTTCTTCGATGTGCGCGTGCGATGCGCATAAAAAAACCACCAGCGGATGCCAGTGGCTCAGAATGTGTGTGGTGGCCGGTGCTGATCTCCGGCGTTCAGTCCTTTCGGATTGCCGCAAGTTATGTCTGCGTTTAATGGCCTCTTGGGAACCCCGCAGCGGGCGCGCATCAGCCTGCGCATTCACCACAATTTGACATTATCACAGGCACTCAGTGAATGCCTGCTGTAATGCCGGATACATTTAATCGAAAGTAACGCCAAGTTTTGCCAGCTCGGCTTTCTTCGCGTTTATGCGCTTATCTAGTTCAGCCATAGCTGCTGCCCTGATGGCTTCAATGAAATCGGCGTCCTGGTAGGCTGACTGGATAGTGATACCCAACCCGCCGCCACCGCCGATTGTTTCTTTCTGCCGTTCGAGCTCATTAAGATGATTCTTCAGGTGATAGGCTTTAGCCAGGTTCTCTACGTTCAATTTCCCCTCCTGCACTGCTGCCTGATGTAGTCCTGCAATCCAGCAATCATTTTCCCGCTTGTTTCTATTCGCTGCCGGAGATCGAAATAATTCCGTTCAGCGGCGTCAGTAAGTCCGGGGCCGGTAGCATCATCCACGCCGGCGGCACTGGAGGATTTGGACACTGGCTTGCAAGTTGCGTTGATGTGCAGCCGCTTATAGCCAGCAGCAACATCGCGCTGCAACCCTTCAATAGTCGCATGAGCAATTTGTAGTTCTCCGGTGTATTTCGCATCGAGGGCGGCTACGTCGCGTTGCCGGGTAGTTAAATCGGCAATAGTGCTGGTGGCTTGCGCTAGATTAAGCTCGGCTGCGTCGGCGCGCTTCTTTTCGTGTGAAGCGATTTTTGCAGTGATTCCCATCATCACAATCAGCATGCCAACAGCGAAGGTTTTACAGTTGAAGAACGTCATACCAGCAGCGCCGCACGCGCTTTGTTGTAGCGTAGCCTGCGGTCGTCGATGCCATTGAGTCCGCCATTGATAATGCGCGTCACTCGATTTACATCAGCGCCATAGTCCAAGCAGCCTTTTGACGTGTAAAACCATGCTGCTGAGCGCGCTGCCTGAAGCTCTTGTTCGAGCTGCTCCGGCGAAGTCACAAGGTCAAGTTTCAGCGCGCCGCCGCAGGTGCGGTAATTCTCCAGCCCGGTGATCTGAATCAGGCCACGCCCCCGATATTTCCATCCATCCCCGGCAGCTTTATTACCGAGGCGGTTGCTATACACAAGATTAGCGATGGCACGCTGGCGTTCCAGCGGTAGCGACTTCTCATAGGTTTTGCGGCCAAGCGCACTGGCCTGATCTTTTGTGATACGCCCGGCACGGATAAAACCGGACAGGTTATCAACACCGTAATCCATACTTTCCACCAGCCGGGTGAATCCAGTGCTTTCATGCCCTGTCTGAGCAATAAACATAGCGATGTCAGCCGGGGCCGTGATTCCAAACTCTTTTAATGCAGCATCGATATGGGGAAACCAGCGCGCAGCTGACCCGGCGCTGATGCCAGCCGCCATTTGAAATTGTTGTTGGTTCATATGATTTTCCGGAATTAACTCGCTACACCACTGTTTCGCCCGTCACTTTCGCTACATTGCCACGGGCACGCCAGATGATGACGCAGACGAAAATATTCATGATTAGCTCGCCATAATCGACCTGCACATAAACGCCGTGCCAGATGCGAAACGCTGTCCATGCCGAGCCGAGGATTAATCCGTATGCCAGCCAGGCCATGCCCGGACGATGGCGTCCGCCGCGTTTGCGGAAAAACAACAGGCGGATACAAATCAGAATGCAGGTAATGGCGTTGACGTTAATCAGGAGCGTTTGCCATGTCATTTTTCCTCCTTCAGCCCGGGTAGACTGCCGCTGCGCGAACGGGAGAGGACACGCAACAGAATGGTGACGGAAATTGTGGAGGCCGCCAGCGCGCCGATGGCCGGCGTGACTTTAATCTGCACCGGCGGGCTGAGATGGCTTAATCCAGCGTTAATAATGGCTGCGATAATCTCTGAAGCCGTGCCAGCACAGTACACGCCGCCGATAAATGAAATAACCGCGAAGATAATTTGCTTCCACAATTTATGGTCCTCGGCGTTAAGCACGTAGAGCGCCGCACCGGCCAGCGCGCAAATCATTACCGCTGGAGTGGCTTCCGGAAATAGTGAAGCAAATGTGACGCCTGCTGAGCCGGCGGCAACACCACCAGCGATGGCAGTTAATGGTTCGGACATTAAGCCCCCTCTTTGCTGTGCATCCTCTCAAATGAGGGGAATAAAAAAGGCCGCCCGAAGGCAGCCATATGTGATAAGTACAAAAAAACCACCCGGTTAGGTGGCTAGTTAGTGGGCGCTAAGTCATGAATAGATACCCCAGAAAGCAAAAACCCGCCAGAAGGCGGGTTTCAAAAAGCACCAGCTAGGTTCATGCTGCCTTGCGACGACGAGGCTTACCCTGCTGTTCTTTACCCGAAACGGTAGCATGGGTAAACGCATTAGGCGCAGCCTTCATCAGTACTTCAACAGCAGCACCCATACCTGCGAATGCTTTCATAGTGTCGAATTTAACTTCTGGCTTGGTTGCTTTTTGAGCTTTCATAAGTACCTCGGAGACGATAGATGTTGTCTCAAACTTTCAATTTAAGAGTAGTAGTGTCTGCTACTCATTACCAATCGGGTATGCCAATCAGTATTATCAACTTCAGGATGTCATTAGTGATTGACAATTCCGCATTACCTGTGCGGTAAGGGTGACACATCGTACAACCTGTATGAGATCCCGTCTAGCTTAATTGTGCGAATTTATTAAACACATCTTCAATATCAGAAAGCTGAGCTTCCATAACATATCCACACTGGAGCATACGAAATCCGAATCTACCATAGAAATCATATAAGCCTGGCACTGGCTCAATGATGCGTACAGTTGGGCACTCTACCGCCATACAAAACAGATATGCGCTCATTAAAGTGATAAGAACCATACGACCCTTTAAGGGGTGATCCACATCATCTTTTACGAAGCTCTCTATCATATGGATGCTAAACACATGCTCTTCAACCCCGAAGATACACAATGCAGCACCAGAAGGCACCCCTTCCATCACGTTTTGATTAAGCAGTTTAATGCAAAATTCATACCGCTCAGGGGAGTTACCCTGGGTGGAAAGAGCATAGTCCCACTCTAGTTCGCCAAACCCACCAGACAGAACTTTATAGTCATCATCACTTATAGGACCAACAGCTAGAGGCAGTCCGAAATTATCAAGCACAAGCTGAATGTTGTTTCGGACAGACTGACCAATCTCTTCAATTGTAAGCATCTATGCCTCAAAGCAAAAGTATGAAGCAGCTATTTTAACCTTAAACGGTAGCGTGTTGGGATAAAGAGTTTCAAAAAATCGTGTCATAAAAAGCTAGCAACATGGTCTGGAATAGAAAGTTACTAAAAAGAGAGTGATTAGAAAAACAAAACCCGCCGAAGCGGGTCGCTAATAACATTCGGCTGAACGCTGAATGGCTGCGGTCGTCAGGGTCGATAGTGCGGTATCTACTGGAAATTTAACGTTCATGCGAATGCGCTTTCAAGTCACTCCGGGTTATCCCATCTTCGCAGACTGAAAAGCTTTTATATGGAGCGGCCAGTGGGAATCGAACCCACATCATCAGCTTGGAAGGCTGAGGTAATAGCCATTATACGATGGCCGCTATGGTCCGCCACCGGAGCCTCGAACCCCGTACTACAACACTGAGGTTGCCGCTCTTCCCGATGAGCTAGTGGCGGTTTGGTGGCCCTTGCTGGACTTGAACCAGCGACCGGGCGATTATGAGTCGCACGCTCTAACCAGCTGAGCTAAAGGGCCGAGAAATTAAGCATACACAAGCGTAGCCACCCAGCCAAGGATAAAACGATCTTTATCAATACGTTACATGTGTGATTAAATATTACGCTTCACTGTAACCATGCGGCATCTACTCTATGGCTGAGAATGAAAATCCAGGAAAATTGATTTGGCATATTGCTTGTGACGAATCAGGAATTGACGGTCAGCGATTCTATGGCTTTGGCAGTCTTTGGATGAAGTATCAACGACGTGGTGATTTTGCGCAATTAATCCGCAGCCTACGAGAAAAACATTCATTTTACGAAGAAATTAAATGGCAAAAAGCTTCTTCCAAGCGTTACGCCGCTTTTTATCACGAACTAATTGACATCTTCTTCAAAGCTCCATGGCTAGCTTTTCACTGTATAGTTGTTGAAAAGTCAATGGTTAATAAATCATTTCACAATGGGGATTATGACTTAGCCAGGAGAAAGCATTTCACTAATCTCATATCGACAAAAATTGGCTCCGTAATATCAGCTCATCCAGAACGGGATAGTTACTTCAGGATCGAAGTTGACCCAATAGCATCTCGCTACAAAAAAGCAGATGAAGAATTCCATGTCATAGCCAACAACATGCTAAATATTAAATTTGGTCGTCAAGGGATAATCAGTAGCGTCGTGACAAAGGACTCCAAAGCATCTGAAAATATCCAAATGGCCGACTTTTTCCTCGGAGCTGTTATGTGTGCTTACCAAGGAAAAGCATCATCTGAAGCGAAGCTTAAGGTGTCGAATAATGTTGCTTCTTACTTAGGGTGGAACCATTTGCAACATGACACATGGCATACAGAAAGGAAGTTCAATATTTGGTACTTTTATGACAAAAGCAGAGGGCCTAGAGACATAGAAACAAAATCAGTCAGGCTAAAACATCCACTTCCTAAGAAGAAATAAATGTCGACCTCTCAGCCGACATGGTTGGAGTCCCAGACTAATTATCGAGTCGAAGTTACCAACTTGGCGGTTAACTTTTGGGAGCCGCCTCTTCATTCCCAAATTCATAGATGCTTAAAATTTACATGGGAATACCTGCTGGTGTCAATAATTGCCAGCAATAAAAAAACCCGCAACGTGGCGGGCTAATCGGAGTTAATTATCTACAGGCGATATACTCCATAATTAGAAGCATACACGACAACTTCGGACAAAATCAAGCTTTCAAACATGAAAATACGAAATATTGCGTCCATCTCTCAATTTTTCGTTATTGCTTCAAAAACCCCTTCAGCCTGCCCTTCCGCCAAGTAGCATTCCTTCACCATCTCGTCGTAGAAAGGCTTCCAGTTTCGTGTCCATGTCCTGATATGCAAATCGGGAACGAGGCTTAGAATCGCTTTATGAACGTTCGTTGATGGTATGCTCGCAAAGCCTTTGCCCGTACAACGTTCACATTCCTTGAATACCGGTGCGCCCTGCTCGCTGGTAGCTTTGCGGTCAAGCACGCGCCCGATCCCCCGGCAACGACAACGAGCGCTGGTGACTTTCTTCCCGCCACAAGTTGGGCATGAAACTTTCTTCACTTCTTCAACCTCAGTCCATTTCTCCCAGTCTGAAGGTCGGACAGCGCGCGAACGTTTAGCCCAATAAGGCGCAGATCCCCACGGGTACGTGACTTTACGTGCCGTGGTTGTCTCTTCTGCAAAACCACTACCGTTGCAGGACCTACACTCGCTCTCGCTGGCCGCAGAACGCGAATACTCAGTGAAGGCGAAGCGAGCCAGAATGAGCATGCATTTGCCAAACGAATCACCCGCCGCCTTGCGTACGTTCTTCGGTGCTCGTTCCATTGCCAGCCATGCCAGCTCCTGCACTGCCTTTTGCTCATCGTCTGCGCTGATGCCGTTTTTACCCAGGAATACCCAGAGCCCAAATCTGGCCTTTGATGCCGTACTCCCCAGTGCTGCCATCATGTCGGTACCGGTGATCCTGTCCGGAGAGGTGGATTTTGACGAATCTGTGATAGCCAACCCCTGCGGGCTAAAGTGTTTCAATGACGCTTCAAGTTTCATGATGGATACCTTTAATGTGACCGGACATAGTCATTATCCCACTTAACGCAATAAACAACCATTTCGTTGCGAATTGTGAAACAAAACTATTTCGCATCATGGAAGCCAATAAGATTGAGATACACGCCGTCACTGTCGGCATCCATGCATCCCTGATGGCGCTCGCTCTGCAAATACCACTTCAGCACCTCCAGCGCTTCCTGCTGGTTGCGCGGCCTGATGGTTTCCAGCAACTTATCAAGGTAATCTTCACGGTCGCTTATCTCAGGATAATCATCGCCATAGCCGCCCGGATCGATTTCCTTTCTGGCGGCGCTTCTCATATCAACTAACCAGGCCCAGTAAAGATACTCCCGCACCACATCTGACAGGGTGTAGGGCTCCGGCAGTACATCACAAAATCCCTTTGATGCTGCTTTCCGGGCGTCCCAGGTCTCGAAAACGCGATCGCCGTTGATGCTACCCTGGGCTTTTTCTTCCTCCGTCCAGCCGTATAAACCTTCTCCATATACTTCACCATAAGCCGCCACCATTAACCGTTCCGGTTCCGTGGGTTCCATTGCCGCATCATAACTGCCAAAGGCACCACGAACCTGAGCGGCCTGCTCCCGCTGTGATTTAGCATTGCTGATGAAGTGCTGCGGATTATCAAGCCACATTGTCGAAAATACTGAAGTCCAGCCTGCACCGTTTTGCTGCAGGTATTGCGTATATCGTTCCTGCGCCTCTTTCGGTGTGATAGTCAGTTTCTCCAGAGCAGCTTCCGCTGCGGCAATATGGACAGGTTCGCCGGTTTTGATAACCTCCAGCACCCATAAATACGCGTCAGTCTGTTTATGGCCGGTGATGGTGCGCTGCGGTGGTAATGGCTTCACCGTCGCCATCTCCATGCTGTACTTTAGCTCCGGTATCGTAAAGAGCACCCGGTGTTCAGGGTTGTCACGGAACAGGCCGGAACGTCGGCACAGACTTTTCACGGTATTAATATTGACCCCGGTCACCCGGGAAATAGATTTGTATCCCATGCCTTCACGTTTAAGGCGGAGGATGTTCTCTTTATCTTCGGTTTTCATGCGCACACCCGGTATTCGTTGAAATACTGGCGGGCTTCCCCGCCCTTAAAATCAATACGGAACATCATCTTCAAAATCGCCCGGCTCTGGCGATGGTGGGTTTGCACCTCCGGTGTTCGCGGGCTTTCTCCCTCCGCCTCTTACCGTTCGTGCGCTGATGACCGATTCAGCCACCATTGAATAACCGCTCTGAGTGGTGCCGTCCTGCCCGGTCCACTGATTAACCTGCATGGCTCCAGAGACGCTAATCAGGTCGCCCTTCTGATGACGGGACAGAAAATCAGCCTGTTTACCGAAAGCGGTGATGCCCAGCCAGAGAGTGGTTTCACCGCTGTCTGACGTTCGGCATGGCAGCGGAACAGCCATTCGCGCGAATGCCATGCTGGTTCCGCTTCCGGTTGTTTTGGTCTGGACATCTGCCACCAGACGACCATGTGCTGCGAGTTGTGCTGTCATTGCGTTTCTCCTTCCTCGTCTTCATCCACAACCATACTCAGCACCACGAAATGGCACTGCTTACCGTTGTGCATAAGCGTTTTTTTGGTAATGCCCTTCTTCGGCTTATCCAGCATCCCGGCATCAGCCAGAACCTGAGCAAAGGCGACGTAGTTAGCCCCGGCGGCAATTTCATCGCGGAACACAGAAGGCCAGGTGTGGAATAAAACCGTATCGTTTAACTGGTTGGTAACCCTGTAGCCGGCAAGGTCCTTAATAGGCAGGTCCCGGGGATCTGAATCCGGATAAGGTAAATAACGGCTGAATCCGTGACGTTGCAGGAATGCCTCTGCCTGTTCAGTCCATGCCTTTGCCTCGCGATTACCCAGTCCAAACTCATTAACCCAGGCATTGAAACTGTGCGTCAGCGCATCACGGATTTCCGTTTCATTCCAGCCGGTCATCTCAGAGGAAAGAAGCAGTGCCGCTTCAAGAATGGCGAAGCGTGAACCGACCCGACGCACCTGCTCGCTGGCTTGTGCTGGTAACAGCCCGGCCCAACGACGCTCGGCCTCTCTGACAGATTCAGTAGCCTGTCGGTTATGTCCGCACAGCCAGGTGACCCAGGACTGTCCGGCAGCGCCGTAGTGATTCTGGTAGGCATCCTTCATCGCATCAGCATGAGCCTTGCCGTCTTTCAGTCCGTGAAATACTGTTGCCCTGGTGATGGGTACATTAAGCAAGCGCACCAGTTGTCCGGCATTAATTTTCCCGCCATCTGCGCGAATGTAGCTTTCCAGGTCAATCTCACCGGTGCTGAACGCCATTGCCCGCCAGCGTTTTAGATCCCGGTTGCCGCCCTCTTTCGCGCCCTGGATTTTACCCACACCGTTAAACAGGGCGTACGCGGCTTCGGCCACGGCACGGCGGTTACTACCCTGCCCAATTTCATCGAGCGGCATAAACCCGTCATTGTGCGCCGCAGCCTCATTGACCAGGCCCAGCGCCGTTGAATACCAGGTGAGTTTCAGTGCGTCAGGGCAGCCCCAGATGCTGCTTGCAGCATTCGCGGTTGTCGTCTTGCCTGCGGATGATCCACCGAAGAGGTGAACGCCAAAGCCATCCGCGCCCGCCAGTCCTATGAGCGGAGCTGCAAAGGAACAGGCAATTCCCAGCATCATGGAGGGATTCCCCCGGGCCAGCGCAGCAACCGAGTTTTTCCAGCTCGCCACCGTCCCCTTAATTTCGTAGCCTTTTGCCGCGGCAGAACGACCGTTAAACATCACGGGTTTATGAGGCTCACCGATAACCGAGCCATCCGGCATGATGTACGCGCCGTACTGCCAGCCGGTAGCGCCAGCGATAGCCCACAGGTCACGTTTACCGCTACGCTGAAGGTGATCGGCCAGGATGGATTTCAGTCCACTTTTAGAGGTAACCAGCACACCGCCTTTTTTCATGCGAGCCCAGCCCTCACGTTCGCCGATGTCGCACAGCGGAACGGCTTCCGTACGTTTCTCCGTTGAGCCTTCAGGTGTCCAGGAAAGAATAAGGTAGCGCTCGGCATCGTCCTCACCGACACCGACTACCTCCACAAACGTTGAAAGCCAGGTTTCCTTCTCAATAACTTCCCCTGTGTCTTTGTCCAGTTTTGGCTCGACCCACCACAGGCCACCCCGACGACCATCCACAAATGGCCTCAGATCTCCGGATGATATTGAGGCGGCAGGTTCCACGACTGGCGTACATAAGCTGCTGTAAAAAGCATCACGGGCAGCAGCTTCACCATGCTCCTGCCGGTAATCATCCCAGTCGGCCTTTTTCTCTCCGGGCGGGAGTGCAGTCTCACCTTTTACAGCTGCAGAAGTTTTTTCAGCTGCAATCCGGCCAATGTTTATCTTCGGCTTTCCATGCTCGTCCACCTCGCCAGGAGCATGCCAGTCGTTGTCCCCGGCAATAATCATCCTGGACTGGGGGTATTTATCGCGGAATACACGAGCTACAGGCAGTAGGTTTCCGGCATCCACCGCCACCACCGCCACCGCTTCAGGACACAGAAGGTGTAAAGTCAGCGCAGTGGCTAATCCCTCGGCAATAATCACCGTTTCCGTCGATTCAACGGAATTAACCACGCAGAAGGATCCTTTCTTTACCGTACCGGCCACCAGGCGTTTACTCCCGTCAGGCTTAATGACCTGCGCCCCCGTAACGTCTCCATTTCCATTTGTGAGGGTGACCAGCAGGGCGCCATCAGCCAGAATCGGGAAGGGGTATCGAAGCCCCTTGGATGCAAGGTAGGCAGACTGCCCCAACGTCGCTTTCGCCTGTAGCCGCTCAACCTTGTCCACCGCACTGCGGGGAGCCTCTGCCACCGGAGCCTCAATTATCTGGCGTTCAGGCAAGGGGACTGACAGCACCTCAGCAACCGCTCTGGCTGCCGTGGTGGCATCGCAGTTCTGCATCTTGCTCACCAGCTCCAGCCCATCACCTGCACCACACTGGTTACAGATATGGCTTCCACGGTCGTTATCATCAAACCGGAAGCGATCTTTACCGCCGCAGGCGGGGCACGGACCATGCATACCCGATGTGCGCGGCAGCTCAGCGCCCAGCGCATAGAGAATCTCAGGCCAGTGACCAGCAGCAGTGGCGGTAACTTCACGGATAAAATCAATATTTCGCATTGTTACCTCCGCAATGGACAGAAAGCTCTTCACAACGGATTAACTGGCTCATGCACACATCTCCAGTCCAAATTTATTATCCGCCGGGTTTTTAATGGCAGCAGATACCGCCTCTTTCATAACCTCGTTAATAAAATCCACCCCGTCAGGTGTTAATTTACTGTTGTCCTTTTTCAGCATTTCCGAATAGGTTTCAGTCAGCATGGGAATACCCTTTCCGGATCCGTATTTCTGAATGCACTGCATCTCAAAAGTGTGGATGAGGCAGTTGCACACCGCGTATTCGCTTAATGCGCTAATGGCGACAAGCTGTCGTCCAACCACGAGATTAAGCACTGGCTTCCCTTGGTTTCGCTTCATGCAATGTTCGATAAATGCGCCAGCAATATGTTTACGATTTAATTCCAGCGTGTTTTTCGTGACGAACATAAATAAACCTTTCCCCTTATTCAGGCCGTGCGGATCCCCGGCCTGAAGGCTGTAAATATTTTTTTGAATGGCTGCTTTATTTGGCTAAAAGCGTACCGCTACTTTTTCGCCTTGGCGTCACGTTGTCTGAGTTCAAATTCAGCATTATTTGCGTTTTCACTCAGAGCCTGGACAATACGCGGCAAATACATCATCGACTCGCCTAAATCGCGCAAATCATCCTTTGCCAGCTCTTCCGAATAATCTTCACTGGTGCAGGCCCAGAACGCCATGCTGCCCATCGCCCGCATGGCCGCCAGAATGCCACTGACCGCTGCATCACAGTCACGGGACATTTCTTTAAGTGTTTCCGTTTTCGTCTCGCTCAGACAAGGTTGCGAAATATGATGATAGATATCAGTCATTGGATTTCTCCTGTGCTTTGCGTGCAATATCTTCAACCACAGCCATGAGTTCCAGCGAAAGCTCCGTCTCCGTAGTGTTGGCGGTAAGATACTGCGCGGCAGCGGCAAGAGCTTCAATTTTAGTCAGTGCGTCCACTGCATTCATCCAGGTGAGATTACGCATGCTCACCTCCATACAACACGGTCAGATCCACACCGTGTACAGCCAGCCAGGCTTCACGGGGCCACGACTTTACAAAACCAAACTGGTTATCCGGCACCTGATGCGGATCAAGGCCATTCTGCTCACACCACTTTTTCAGTGGCCGCCATGAGTATTCAGTATCAGTAATTTTTTTCACTGCTTTTACAGTGGCATGCTTTTCGTGCTCGCCCAGGCGTTCGGCAAGTTTCTTCAGTTTGCGCGTGGCCGCCGACGCGGTTGCCATTGATGTTGCTTCACGGCGACTGCCAATTTCCGCTTTGGTGCGCTCGGCTTCGTCAGCGCGGATTTTTTCTGCGAGGCGGCCCTGTTCTGCATCAATTGCCATTTGAAGGATTTCCAGGCGGCTGAGTTCGCCCGGCAGTGATAAAGCTTTACGACGGTTGAAATAGAACTCGGTCAGGTCATTGAAGTAGTCCCACGCCTGATCGGTTTCCAGTATCTTCGCGTGGTTGGCCGCGCCGCGTTCAGTCCAGAGAGTCAGCGAACGTGCTTTTGGTGAAATTTGCACACCTCTAAATGAGTTGCGCAAAATTTCCACTTCTTCGCCGGAAAGCTTGAAGTAATGTTTGCCTTCAATAAAGCGTGATTTGTTACGGTTATAGTTATTGGTAATCATCTGCTCGCTGGCACCATATCCCGCAGCCATCTGTTCAGTGGTCGCCACACGCTGTCCGCGATATTCGATGATTTGCAGATCGCGCGCTGCTACTGGAGCCAGTTCAGTTTTCTTAGTCATTGCTCTTCTCCCGCTCAAAATATGTCGCCACACCGTCAGCAAAAATGCTGTTCATCACATCCAGTCCTTCAATGCCGATATCTTCACCGTCAAAGCAAACGTTCAGCATGTGCAGGGCGAAAGCCTTCCCCGTCTGGCCCGGATATTCCTTCTCTGCCGGATTAACCAACCCTTTACGAATACAGGTCGCCGTGGACGCCTCCTCAAGCATGACCATAACGCGCTGGCCGTTGTCAGCGTTGACAAATGAGACCGGTCTTCCGCTGTCGTTCAGAGTGTGGCGTATGTACGCTTTCGCCAGTTTCCGGCAAAGTCTGCCTGTGTGCTGTTCGTATGATTCAGCCATTGCACACCCCCTGCGCAGATTTACCCGTTGATGTTTCACCTGCATCCAGCTCATTCACCAGCGCCTGCGCATAGTCAGCAGCGATATCAACGAGTACAGGAATAAAGCGCGCGTTTTCTTCTGAGCCACTGATTGCAAGGTGATCTGCGCAGTGAAGCAGGTCAGCCAGCCGCTGGGCACGTAGAAGCGCATTATCTTTGGTGTGATATATGAAGTTATGCATGGCATACCTCCTGAACCGTGGTCATATCGCCATAGTTGGTGGGCGTGGTGATATCACAATCCCCATAAGCAGGGAGGCGAGCGGCCAGCGAAAGGATGAAGTACGGTGCCAGTAACATGCGGGCATCATGCTCTGTCGGTGCTTCAACGGAGACACGGCAGGGTTTAGCGCTCATATCTGAACGATTGAGAGCGAGAAAACGATACTGAAATTTAGGGCGAGTTTGGGTACTATGTTGATATGCCATAGTGTTAGCTCCGATAACATTGTGGTTAGACGCCCTCTTAGTGTTCGAGCACTGGAGGGCGTTATCTTTTGTATTACTCAACCTGCTGTTGGTGTGTTTCAATTTATCCACAAGGGAAACACACGTCAACTCTTTTTGTATTTCTTTTTTCATGTATACTGAAACACACCTATTTTCAGGAGTTTCAGCAATGGCTACACCGAACAAGAATGCCAAGTCACAGTTAACAACTGTTCGCATTCCGCATGATGTAATGGAGTCGATGGAGTCCGTAAAGCTGGCCAATGAAAGCAATGCTGGATTTATCGTCACTGCTTTGCGAGGCGAAATAGCTCGCCGCCAGCTCAGAGAAAGCGGAGAGGGAAAATTGCTCTCCAGTTTAGATGAGGCGTTGCGAGCCTTGTCCCGGATAGAAGAGATTGGGGCGCGGGCAGGCACAGACCTCCGTGCTATAGTCGATATCGCGCATGATGAGCTCGAACGATGCCAACGCAAAAAGTCCAAGCAAGACACAGACTGAGCCGAAAATTTGGCTGAGTGATTCACCCAAAGGGCAGCGCTGCGAACGCTGCCTTTTTCTTTATGCAAACCGAAGCCGTGGTCGATAAGAGTCATCATGACAGCACCTCGACTTTCAGCCCACCAGCGGTATAGCCCTGAACACGAACACCCTCAACACGGTGGCGTTTCTTCGTCAGGAAGTGGATGTGATCGGCATAAACGTTCTGCCATTCTCCATCAAGTGCGACGCGTTTAAACCATGGGTGCGGCTTTGTCATTGTCTGGACAACTACGCTACAAGCCTTATGCTGCGCGGGTACTGCTGCGACAACCCCTTTATCATTCCCGGTCACACGATATAACCAGAAGCGGGCATCTTTGCCCGTTAGTTGGCGGGTACGGATCGCCACATAACCGGCTTTACGCATCGCCTCGCTGAATGCTGAATCATCGGTGTAATACTGGCGACGTAATTCAGTGGGAACGGATACCGCAAAACTGCGAGTGGTTGGGTACTCATTCCACTGGCTAACCATCTCAAGCGGAAGACCGTTAACAGTGCCTATATTTTTGTCTTTCCCGCCTGGGCCAGTATCACTGTCAGACTCATGCACAGACTTACCAGAACGCAGCCACAGGAGCCCACCACCATTGTGACGCAGGCCCAGGTCGGTAAGCGTGTAATCACCGTTGTTAATAGGTGACCAGTCGCCGGAAATAACCTGCCGGCGAACAGCGGTAATATCTTCCTGGCTGTCCTTAGAGTGAGTCTGCCCCTCCCCAGATAAGGGGCTATCTTTGAGTTTCATTAGTTATTCTCCGTTTAAGCTTTTTTTAGCTGTCGCGACGGCGATTCAAATACTGATGATTACTTAGTGCAATTGCTCGCAACTTATTTTCTTTTCGCTGTTCAGTCGAATTTGCGAGAGTTTGCATTGCATTCCTGTTAGGCCGATTTACGGCTGTACGGGTTGTTAACGTTGACTACTGCCGGGGGATTTCGAACCCACCAGAGCACATCAGAAAGAAGCCAGGCGCAGCTGTTGCGGCCAAAATGGCAGCGCGGAGGGAAGCGGCCCTGCTGCTCCATCTTCCAGCGACTGGAACGGGAAAGGCTGGTGATTTCGCTGCATTCATCTTCACGAATACGGCGATCGAACTTGAAGCCGTACTCTTCCAGGAGAGTGCGACGTTGCTCAGGATTTGGCGGGGTAAAGGTGATATTTGGCATGTTGTCTCCACTGTTTCTACGTTTGTGGAGGCTATTTTTAATCTTTCTGAATCGTCTGGATATTATTACATAGCGCTTGGCAAAACATTAGCAGTAAAATTTAACAAAGCGGTTTTATATATCAACCGCTTTGTTTTCAAAACCGCTTTTTATCTACTTTCATTAACCCAACGTCTTACGCTTGCTAAGGACGGCGGGTTATTGTATCTATCGTAAATATCTTTATAAACAATAGAGCAAATTGCATCCACACTCATCCTTGGATTTTCTTGAATAACCTTTTTGGCTATCCTTATAGTTTCTGCTTTATGTTCATGTGTCGGTCTTCCGCCTGATTTACCAAGCCGTGACGCAAAATTAGCCTTATCTTCTGCATACCTCACTGGATAAAGCATAATCATATACAAAGAAAAAGCTTCATCGTTTCTTTCTTGCACTATATGCAATATAATTTCAAAAGCCAGAGGGAAAAACAATTTTTTTGAAACCCTAAGCCTTCTACATAATTCAAATGCGCATGAATTTAAAAAATGATAGAAGCTTCCTTCTTTGACTTTTTGGTCTTCCCAGATAGATGCATAAATGTCTGAATAATCAATTTGCTCACCAGGAAAATATTTTTCATATTTACCGATGAAATACTCGCAGTCATTATCAAATGTATCACCAGAGATGGACTCAATAAAACCATTATCAATTTCACTCTCATCCATATCATATATTTCATTCAAAGCAGCGACGTGTCGTTTATACCCATCACTTTGAATGAACTCTCTTGGCACAATCTTATTTTTATTTTGTACTTGCTCTGTTGAATCTTTAAACCATACATCATGATAATCAGTTGTTTTCATATACCCCCCTAGTCAACTTTCTTCATAAGAAATAAATTTTGATTTTTTCCCGCAAGAATTTCTAAACACTCATGCCATTTATTGAGTGCATCCAGCTTCTCCGGCAAGTACAGACTACGGTTATAAATCGCCATAACCCCCGGCATTGAGTGGCCCAGCAACTGTTCAACAACGTGCGGAGCGATACCCATATTATTCATATGCGTTGCAAGCGTTCGCCGCAAATCATGCAATGTCCACGGTTCAGAATGCCCCAGTTTTTTATAAACGCTACGGCCCCACTGGCTAACGGCTTCGCTTTTCTTTACCACGCCGAGGAGATATCCAGATGATTTTGTCTCATCATGCAGCTTTTGGATGAATGGGCGCATTTCTCCGGGGACAGGCCGCACTATCTTTTCTCCGCCTTTACTGTGCTCCTTTGGAACCGTCCATACCCAAGAATCAAAATCCCACTCACACCACTCAGATAACCGAATTTCTTTTGTGCGACAACCGAACAGTGTGACGATCTTTAGCAGCCGGGAATAGTAGGGCAACATGTTCTCGCTGGAAATAGCTCGCCAAAGGTCGCCGACCTCTTTATCTGACAATACGCGGTCCTTCTTCGCCTGCTTCTTTCCAACATCAGGAATGGCGAGATCATCCAACGCAGTGCTCATTGCGTATCGGCGTACCCGGCAAAACTTCAGAGCCTGCTTACACATCTGAAACACATAGCCAGCTGCCACAGGGGCTTTTCGTTTCATCCTATCGAAACAATCAAGCCAATAGCGAGTTTCACAGTCCGACAGAGCCATATTCCCGATGTAGGGATAAATGTGCTTCTCAAGCTGAGCCTTATGCCGTTCCACGTTTGAGCGATTATCCTCGGCATATTCGGTGATCCAGTACTGAATCGCGTCCTTAACAGTGACAGGTTTTAGCGTCTCACTTCTGGTTAACTGGAACTGATGCTTTGGATCTTTACCTTCTGCCAGCCAGGCACGGCATTGGTCTCTAAGCCCACGCGCCTGCTTAAGGGCGATGTCGGGGTACTTACCAAGCGTTAGCCTCTTCGGCTCACTATCACGTCCGCCAATGCGATAACGAAAGAACCAGCTGATAGCACCACCTTTAGTAATACGAACCATCAGCCCACCACCGTCAGTAAGCTTAACCTCTTTATCAGCACTTACTCCCAGCAAAGACTTCAACTTCCTGTCTGTTAGCTTATTCAGGCCCTGAACCAT